CAGTGATATATGCAGGATAAAACTTACCAGACTTTACAATCTGACGAACATCGGCGAAGTTGCCGAAGGGAACATAGCCTGTAGCCTTTTCAGGCACGAGACTAATCGGAGCGGGAACATTCAACTGCACGGCAGCTACTGCCATTTCAGCAACATTAGCAACCTCGACTGTCGGTTGAACGGGCGGAAGATTTTTGGTAATAACCGCACTGACAACCTTTGCTACTTCCCTAGGGCTTTTGAGGAAGTATTGACCGCGACCAGCGCGGAGTTCAGGTTCCTTCATAAGCCATTGGGGGCGAGCCACACCTGTAGCTGCACAAACCTCGCCGATCTGCGGGCGAGTAATAACATCAACGTCACCAAGCACAGACTTAGCGGCGGCGATAAATGCTTCACGATTCAACATGGTCACTTTCCTCGTTTTCAAGCGTAGGTATATTATAGTCGGTCTAGGGTTGATTGTCAAGTGGGATGAGTGCGACAATCTGTCGCACCCCTTTAGGCAACTTTCCGTTCACTTGTGACGTGGCCGATGAAGGAACGGAGAAGCACACGGTTCAGGCTTTTCTTTTCCGAGAACTTGATGAAGGCGCGGGCTACAGCCGCTTTAGTCATGGCGCTGTTCACGTTGAGTGGATTTTCCATCTCGCGGAGAGCGGCTGCGTTCATGATATAGTAATCATCATATCCAGAGGTCTTGACAGGAACAAACTTGTCATCTTGCCACTGCTTTTGGATTTTATTATAGTTTTCGGCATTCGTGGATACATGACCGAAAAATTCGGCATACATCTGTTTGAAGTTGGTCCTGCGACGACCGCCATAGAGATAGAATCCAATCAGATTACAACCGGTTCTATCCTTGAGCATTTGCAATAGCACCGTTGACACGAATTTTCCATAAGTGAAAGGAAGTTCATAGGACTTTTTAGTCACTGTGTCCTGAAACACATATCTCTTTTTATTCCGAGAAAGATATGAGTCGTGCATTCCCTTCACAGAGCCGAAGATATCAAATATAGGATCGGCCTCACCGTCAGTCAGGAAGATGGTGCTGACTACCTGAACCTTGTTGCGCGACTGGAATTCCTTGACCAACTTTTCCGTCGCAACGATGGCTTGCAACATGGGAGTGGATCCCATTGGTTCGGATTGTAATCCAAATCGACTCTTAGCTGCTATCCAGAGCAGTGTATAAGCATCATTCAGTTCCTTGATGTTCATCCGAGAAGACAGAATGTTGGTCATTCTAAACTTACGGTTATCAAAATTCAGATCACCGACCTTTTGATTGAATTGCGTTTTTTCGGTATAGTCTGTAAGGAAGGTATAGACCTCGAAGGGAATCTGAACCCGCTTACAGAACATGGTCAGAATGAATAATTGCTTCATTGTTTCGGTGAGAGTGTTGACCATTGATCCCGACCAGTCGAGGATCATGACAAAACCATGGTTCTTGCCGTTGGGGGTGATAGCAAGCCGACGGAAGATATCCTCACTGAACTTGTAGCTGTGCAACTTGTTGGTATCCAGCACACCAGTCTTAGCAATGCTAATCCGCGAATAGATATCAGCAGCCTTGCGAGCCTCAAATTCCTTGACCATGAATGATATAGTCTGATTTTCATCAGCGCGGAACTTGTTTAGTTCTTGCTTATTAATATCAATCCATTCATTACTAGCCACTAGGGTAGCAAAACCATTCTTGATGAAGGTCTTGTAATCGCGGACAATGTTTTCAATGTTTGCTTCAGGAGTGGTGACATAGACCCATTCAGTGCCATCAGCCTGAACGATATCTTGTTTCCGTTGTTCATAAGCCCTTTCGGTTTCGGACTCAATAACATCATCATCGTCGGAATCGGAATTATTGTCCTCGGAGGTTACCGAATTTTCGGACTCATTATCCTCTTCCTCGTCACCCTGATCGGCACTAGCCGACTCATCCGAATCGTCGTCAGCATCATCAGACCAATCGGAATCATCAGCATCATAGTCATCACTAAATTCCTGACCATCATTTCCTCCTTGCACGAAATCTTCCATCTGCCTCAACTTCTGCTTGTCCTCTTCCTTCTTGGACTTAGCGAAGTTGTAAATCTTTTCGGCTAAGGCTTCAACCTCGGCGAAGGTTTCAGCTTGCTCAACTTCACGGAGAAGAACCTTTTCCTCAGGCGAGAACTTAACACCAAGAAGCGCGCCGCCCTTGAAAAACATATTCAAGCGGTCAATGAAAGACAAGGTATTGATGTCCTTGCCAGCGGTTCCGAAAAAGTCACGGGCAATAAGTTCCTTGTAGCCAAGGATATAGTTGCGGCGACAACCAGGGAAGCGGCGCTTCTGACGCTTGTCGATCCGAGGATCCTCGACCACATTGAGAAAGCCGCGCACGGCGGACTTCAACTTATCGGAAGCAACACCGTTCGAACTGACTTTGGTAGCAATGCGGTCGATAGCAGCAAGCCACTCTTCCTCAGGAGTGTCGAGGGCGTGACCAACTTCATGAACAACCAGAAGGTCATAAAGGTCTTCGGAGATAGCCTGCCAAACAGGCAATACAAGGACGCGATTCCTTACGTCAAACGAAGCCGTGCGAGCCGCAGGATCGTGACGGATCGTAATATCTTCGGCTGCCAGCAGCTTGGCTAGGGTTGATTTGGATTGATGGGTGAAGGACATGATTGCTCCAGTCATTATGCTAGTATTATACATGGATTGGCGCGGATGTCAATAGAAAAGAGTGCGACATAGTGTCGCACCCTTAAGTGCTTGATTCCTATAGATTCCCTACTCATACCCCTATACTATAGGGTTATTTAGGGGTTGTCAAGGGCTATTTGAGGGCTATGGCGCCGACAAATAGGAAGTTCTGCCAGAAAGGTTGAACCGAACGAAAACCAGCGGAAAGTAGCATAGACTCAATTTCAAGCCAGTTGTTTGGCTTTAGCATATTGCGAATGGTTACTTCCTTTTGCATGATATCCTGTTCTGTAAAAGACTTGCGCTTGTAATCATAGAAGGTGAAGGTTAGCATGTCTTGAGACTTCGGATCATTAGCTAGAATCTTCTCTGCAAATAGAAATGCTCCGCCCTCATTCAAACCATAATAGATTTTCTCAATCGTCTCCTGTCTATCTTTTATAGGCATGAACTGTAGAGTGAATAATGATGTGACCAAAGAGCAGTCATAAAAAGTATAATCACGAATATCCTTATAGACGAAATCAAATTGTGTTTCTGGATAAGCAGCTTCAAGTTCAATACGACGATTGTCCATATCGTCAAAGAAGCCTTTAGCAATCTCAACACCAACATATGTTGCTTTGGGTGCAAACTCTACATTCTGTTTAGCCATAGCAGCAATCGTCTTACCTGTTGAGCAACCGATATCAACAACATTGGTATCATTCTCAACAAAGTATCTTGATAGAGAAACTATATCGTCTTGCAGATTATTATATCCACGAATTGACATTTCAATATGGTTATCAAACCCTTCGTCACGATGAGCAAAAGTAAAGTCATTCATTTTCAGTTACCTCATAATATGGTTTGAGAACATTCTCGTAGATAGAGTTCGCTACTGCTTCCATCATTCTTGGAGCGACCATTCTACCGATACGCTCTGCTTGCTTATCAAAGTTTCCAGTAAGTTTATAGTCTTCTGGTAGTGACATGATGCGCCTAAGTTCTGGTATAGTAAACTTGCGATTCTTCTCATAATGAAAAACCCCGGACACGGACTTTTGATTGCCTCTTTGTGTAATCGTTGGGCAAGGTAGATGTGGTGCTGGTCTAATCATATTGAAAAGTGAGGCTTTTGGATTTACATCTCTATATTGTTTATCACTTGGCTTTGTATGTCTCTCTGGATTGAATGGAAGCATTTCAATCCATTTCTTTTGAAAGCCGTTTTGAACATAGTCATAAAGTTCTTTTTCTTGTTCTGGATCATTGATAACATCATGAATGGCTTCTTTTAGAGAAATGTGTTTACGATAAGTAGGATTAGGAAATATACTATTTACATCAAGAAATGACAAGCCTATCTTTTCAGCAACATCATTTCGAACACAGATAAAGATTGTTCTCTCTCTAGCTTGCGGTGTTCCAAAGTCTGCTGCATTGAGAACCTTATATGTCACAAGATAGCCAAGACTTTCGAAGTTGTTGATAAATTCATAGAGTTTTCCTTTTGCTTCACCAAAAGTGATTCCCTTGACGTTCTCTGCTACAATAACTTTTGGTTTGATATCTTTAGCTACACGGATGAACTCAAGAAACAAATCTTCAATACCCTCAACAACTTTACCATCAGAGTATGTCTTGATGCCTTCTTTGACAACTAGTTCACCTTCATGAGCCACACCATCTTCTGAATCAAAGTCTAGTTTAGATCGGCGAGTGTCTTGCTCATAACCAACCCAACCCTTTTCACGCTTACCCGCAACAGAGAATGCGGAACATGGTGGAGAACCGTCTAGAATATCCAGTTCACCTGGTTTGATGTTAGCCATCTTTAGAAAGTCTTCACCAGAATACTTCTTGATATCATCAACAAGCACTGGTGTTTCTGGATAGTTTTGTTTGTATGAAGCAATAGCCTCTTCAACAAACTCGTTGATCAAAAGAATATTACCACCAGCTAACTTATAGCCAGTGGAACTTCCGCCGCCGCCTGCGAAACAACTAATGACAGTAAATCTTTTTTCGGAAGCAGCTTTCTTTACATCTTCAACATTATAAAGTTTATATTTCAAAATAGAAAATCCTTGCTTTTCTGCCAATCACGGACAATATCCATTACACGCTTTCTATTATATCTGTTTATGTTCTTATTGTCAAGCAGTTTTTCAAAATGATTAGGAACACCTGAGGCTAGCTGTAGGTTTTCATGTTTTCTTACCTTGATGCGACTAAACTCTGGAAAAGCCTCAATTACCTTGATCTTTTGCTTCGGTTGATTCATCTCATACCAATCAAACTGCATCATGTAATTTTCTACTCGTTTATCTCCAATATATGGAGCAATGAACTTTATTCCATATTCTTTAGCAAGCTGTTCTTGCTGTCTAATACCAACAGGATTTTCTGCTGAAAAGTATTCTTGTCTAAACTGATCAAACTTTTCTTTTGGTTCTTTATAGTGTAAGCAAGCCTTCTTTGAAACACCATACCAACCATCTGCAGCCCAACCACTTAGAAGTTCTTTTTCCTTGATACTAGGATAGACATATAAGAACGGAAAGGTGCATTCAAGTTGAGTTTTCTTTTTACATTTATATTTCTGAACAAGCGTAATGAACACTCTTTCAAGATTGATAATAGGAACATCAATGAGTGTAATGGGCCAATCAAACTCTTTTGCTACAGCTATCGCATTCTTGCAATCTGCATTCTGCTGTCCATCAACAAACATAGTATAACAATGAAGTTTCTTACCAAGTCTATGCGCAGCAAATGCGACAGAGATACTATCAATACCCCCAGACAACAAAACTGCTACATCATCTTCTTTAGATTGTTCATCAATAATATCCATCAATATCTTATCAATCACTGAGATATCCTACTAAAATTTTTGACTTTCTCAAAACGATATACCTTTTGAAACTTATCAAATAACTGATCGGTCTTATGACTGATAACAAACACATTCGTATCAGCGATCATTGACCACATGATCTTTAGGAACTCATCTGTTCCATTACCGTCTAGTGAACTATCAAAAACTTCGTCAAGAATGAGTAGATTGGTATTGACACTATTTCTAGCCTTAGCTATCGCTCTCCATGTGAATAACAAGGCTAGGTCAATTCTCATCTTCTCACCTTCGGAAAAGTTATGATAGGAAAACTCGTCACGATATCTGGACTTGATTGTTTCTTCAAATTGTTCATTGATATTGAAGTTGACAAAGAAGCCCATCTGACTTAGATACTTATTGATCGTCTTATTGATGATAGGTAGATACTGTTTGACAATCTTGGTCTTGATGCCACCATCCTTCAATAGAACAATAGCAGTATCAATAAACTTCCTTTCATTCAACAATCTTTCTCTGGTGCTATTCAGAGTTTCAATGTCAGTGAGAACGAGTTGTTGTTCCTCAATCGATTTGTCAAGCAATGTATTAGATGTATCAAGATTGGATATAGTATCCTCAATATCATTTATCTTTGATACAATGGATACAACACGAGACTTGTATGAGGTTACTTCATTACGAATGTTATTTACTTTTTGAAGTATCGTTTCGACCTGCCCAATTTGCGAAACACATTCTTGGATTTCTTGGTTGATCTTATCAATTCCATTCTTGTATTCTTCGATGCGCTTTTCCGTTTTTTCAACTTCTTGCGATTTGAAAGCCGGATCAAGGTCCTGTCTGCAAGTAGGGCAGGAGTCGTTCTCTGCATAGAAGGATTTTTCTTTTTCAGATCGTGCCATGTTAGTCTCAATCTTAGAAGCAAGAGCGATGAGTTTGCGGTGCTTGTCTTTGAGTGAGGTTTGATCTGCTGCTGAAGATATAAGTCCATCTCTTTCTTCCTCAAGTTTGTTAATCGAGTCTTGTATGGATTCCAATATCTGATTGTTCTGTTGAAGTTGTTGAGTGAGGTCTGTTTTCTTTTCTTCTGTATTTTGTCTAAGATTTGCAATCGTTTCTTCAATATACTTTTTCTTTTCTTCCTTGCCAGATAGTTCAACTCGATTCATCTCAAGGTCTTCTTTATTGCTTTGTAACTTCTGTTTAGCAATAACATTCATTACAGAGAAGATTTGAATATCTAGCAAGTCTTCAATAACTGTCCTTCTATCATTGGCTGATAGTTGCATGAATGGAGTAAATGATGCAGAACCAAGAATGACTATCTGTGTGAATGATTTGAAGTTCATCTTGAGAATGAACTTTTCTAGATGGTCTTGATAGTCTTTAGAGGCTGAGTCTTGATTGAGTAATGTATCATTACAATAAACTTCAAAGATTGCTGGCTTGATGCCACGAACAATCTTATATCGTTTACCATTAGTCTCAAACTCTATTTCAACCACACAGTCTTTTTCGTTGACGGAGTTGACAAGAAGTGGCTTGTTGATTTTGCGAAACGCTTTACCAAAGAGTGCGAATGTAATAGCGTCGAGCAATGTTGACTTGCCACTACCATTCTGACCAATGATTAGAGTGTTTGGACTTTCATCAAGTCTGATTTCAGTAAAGATGTTACCTGTGGAAAGAAAGTTTCTCCACCGAATATTCCTAAATGTAATCATTCACTAATCCGCGTGTTCTACCGATAATGCTTCGGTGTAAATATCTCTCATAAAGTTCTTCATCTTATCAGAATCAACAGGTAATGTCAATCCTTCGATATAACGATTTAGTATGGTTGGAGTGTCTTCTGCTTGATCTACCTCAACATCTTCCTGATTGTCTGTGAAGACGGAAACATCCTCAACAACGGAAATGTCTAATGGATTAGCCTTGTATATTTTATCAAACATAAGATCAAAAGCATATGGATTTGTCTTGTTGACACAAACAATCCTAACAAAACAATCTGTATATTTGCTATAATCTGTCGCGTTGATTTTGTCTAGGATGTCTTTATGCTTCACATCATCATAACCAATCATCTTGAAGATTGCGTTTTGATTCCTGTAGAATGTTGTCTCGCGGGTTTCTGTGTCAAAGACTGAGAATCCTCTCGGGTCATTATAATCTGACCAAGTATATTCAGCAAAAGCACCAAGATAAAAAACATTCCCGTTAGAAGAACGATGGTGATAGTGGCCACTGAAAACGTAATCATACCTAGAAAAAATATTACTGTCCATACCATGGTCGGATATAGAGCCTCTGAACATCTCAAAGCCATTGAGTTCAAGATGCCCCATGAGGATTTGGGCTTTACTTTTTGCAATTGTCTCAAGCGATATTTCCTTATTTGACTCTGTAATCCAAGGCATGAGTTGAATGTCTAGCCCATCGATGGATACGAGTTCAGGTGTTGTAAATATTTCAATGTTATCATAACGACCAGCGACAATCTCATCAAGTGCGTTTACCACATGAGTATTCTTGTAGTATTCATCATGATTGCCTGCAATGATATATGTCTTGATACCGCGTTTGTCAAGTGGTTCAAGAAAGTCTTCACGACAACGTTTGGCTGTCATGAAGTTCAAATACTTTCTGCGATCAAACAAATCACCAAGATGAATAACATGCTTGATGTTCTGTTCGTCAATAACGGAGAAGAACTGTTCTAATGATTTTTTGAAATAGTCATAGAACACCGGAGAATCGTTTCTGATTCCCCAGTGTGTGTCGGTGATCAATGCGACTTTAGCCAAATTATGCTCTCTTCTTTCTCACGGGTACATTCATAAAAGAATCGTTGCGATACTTCTTTAGTGAAGCATCGATAGCATCACGAATAGATTCCAGGCGCATACGATAGTTTTCTCTAACGTGTTCTCGCTCAGATTTATTCATCATATTCTGAATGAGATTTTCTACCTGAAATGGAATGTTATGATTTGAATCACTCATTTGGTTGCTCCTCATAAAACTTAGATAAACCTTCCTTGGCTTGTTTGCGCTTGAGTTTCTTGGCTTCTTCCTTCTTCTCAAACTTGTCCATGAATGTGTTTATATTATCATACATTTGTGTAGGAATCAAGTGATTTCCTTCAGAATCACTAAACAAACCTATGTCATGTTGTTGAACCATAGTTTCTTGGAAATGTTTATACATTGTATATCTATTCTTCTCTTCCTTGTTGATGCGTCTAAGGAAAGCATAATAGATGACTTGTGTAAAGTATGCAAATGGATTTTGTCCAATCTCTGGATTATAGTCCTTGAAATACATGATACAGTTTTCTATTCCATCTGAGACCATTTCATCACGATAGGAATAGTTGATGAAGCATGGCTTAGTGGAAAGTTTCTCTGCAATCTTCCAGATACATTCTCCAATATAGTCAGGGATTCTTGGATCCTCAAGACCACTACTTCTTGCTTCCTGTAACTTCTTTCTATAAACCACAATCTCAGCAAAGAACTTTTGATTGTCCACATAATGTTGTTTTTTCTTCTTTTCCATCACAAAAACCTCTTGACATGGGGTTGACAAAGTGTTATAAAGGGCATGCCCTGCTGCAAATGAATATCTTTATTACACATTGGTTATTGACTTTAGTTTAGCTATCTGCTTATCGATTATGGGTTTTCTATTAGGCCACTTGATCATAGGTTTATCAGGATCTCTAGCTAAGTTTTCCAACAGAGGAACAAATATCTTGTTTAAAGCATACAGCCTTTGTTTCAAATCGTCAACCTCTTCCTGTAATGAAGCGTATCCTGTATGAGTGGTTACAACTTCATCTTCATCTGAGAATGTGAATCCAAAGTCATCCTTATCTTCCAGATCAAGGTATTTGTTTAAAGTAGCCATTAGTGTAATATCCTTTTCTTGTTCATATCAATCATGTCTTTCAATTCCTCTAGAAACTCTGCTGCTTCTTTTTCAGCATCCTCGGATATATGATCTTCAATAGGTTCTTTTTCTATCTTTGATTGAAACTTAGAAAAGTGATCAACTGTATCCCAGTAATAACTTTCCATACTTTCTGATGGATTTCCTAAAGTAACTATGTCGTTTGTATAGAGAACAAAGTTCTGATCATCACAAATACGATGAAACACCCATTGAAGCAGTGAGATTGAAAGAGATGTTCCTTGTCTACCAGTGTAATAAGCAACCTTCATTGGATTATGAAGAATGAAATACTGAGTCTGATCGTTTTCTTTTATTTCTGTAGTTTCACTAATAAGGTCTTCGCCTGTTGATAGACGAATAAACTTTACACTATTTTCTTCAACATGATTCATTGTTTATCCTTTGAGTTCTATCTTATAGACCTTGAACGCGAACTTTTCTTCTGAGTAAATCTTTATTCTTTCGGCAAAGTGCTTGAGTGTATAATTCTCTCGTTTTTTATGTCTGAGGTCATCTGCAATGTCGTATAGTGTGGCTGATTCTTTAGTTTCAGATTTTCGTAAGCCCCTGCCGATTGACTGTAGATTGCGTATGCGTGATTTAGATGGGCTTGCAAAGATGATGTTGTGTAGATTTCGTATATTGATACCGGTTGAAAAGGTACCGTAAGAAGCAATAATAATAGCGTCATTTTCTGTCTCCACTATTCTTCTGGTTTCTTCACGCACTTCAACGTCAGTCTTACCATAGACAAAGAAACATTTTCTATCGCTCATTCTACTATTTATAAGGTCGTATAACAGTTTGCCGTGCTTATCAACATACTGATAGAGAACAAGCGTATTGCCTTCAAGCGATAGAGCAAGATTGGATATAAACTTGTTCCTTGATTCATTCAGAACAAGATACTCAATCTCTTGTTGATATGTAAAATTCTTAGCTGCTTGACATATTGAATCTGGATGCTTGAGTAATAGACACTTGATATTGAAGTCTGCAACAACCTTATTATCCATTAGTTCTTTTGTTGTGATGACTTTTCTAACTGCACCAAATAGACCTTCAAGAACAAGTTTATGAGTCTTGGTTCCGTCAAGAGTGCCTGTTGTTCCAATGCGATACTTAGCGTTTGTCATCTTGGTCATGAGATTAGAAATCTCTTTTGACTTGAACAGATGCGCTTCATCACCAATCACAACATCAAACTCATCAAAGAACTTCTTGGGCATCTTATAGATTGATTGCCATGTAGATATGATGATAGGTTTATTGCTATCTTTCTCTTGACCACCAAATATCTTATGAACAAGTTTATCAGAATCAAAACCATAATCTTTGAAGTCGGAAGCAAGTTGTGAGACAAGAGAAATAGTTGGAACAATGATGAGAGTTCGCTTACCGATGAAACGCATAATCATATAAATAATAAGAGATTTACCAGAAGCAGTAGGCGAGAGAAGTAATGATCGCCGCGACCTAATGGCGTGGACAAAGGCCTCGATTTGATAGTCTCTAGGTTCTATAGGAAGATTCAACTTTTGAATGAATGCTTTGGCTTCTTCAAGAGATAGTTCTTCATCATATACTTCGTTGTCGTATTCCCAATCATACTGACGTTCTTCACAAAATTTTACAATATATGGAACAAGACCGCGATAAATTTGATTGTTCTGAACATTATACAATCTTATCTTACCGTCCCACAGGCGAGCCTTATATTGTGGCGTAAACTGATATCCTGGAACATGAAATGTGAAGTGTTCACGGAGTTCATAAGACACACCTTCATCACATCTCACATGAACATAAACCTCATTCACATTTGAAATAATAATCTTATCCATCTACTCAGTTTTGCCCTCGTGTATATACTTCCCACTTGATAATACCGTTTATCTGAAAGGTTCTATTATTGATCTCTTTGAGAACAGATTGGCAATAATCAACAATCTCTTGATGAAGAACCTTCTTGATAAGTATGTTATTTAGATCGGCGTCAGAATCTATGTATGTGGGAATGTCTTGGCGCAGTATCTTCTTATGCACTGGTTGCCATCCATATTGTTCCAAATCTTCTGGGTTGTTCAAATCTCCAGAAAAGTATTCCCACTTCAACTTCTTCATCTTGTTATAGTCAGCCATCAGCTTCTTGACAATGAGATTGTGATGAGTTAGAATGCGTAGATATTTGGAATGAAGATTACCAACTTTAGCCATCTCTCTTGATGGTTCAGTTTCATCTATTGGTGAATCCTTAGACCACATTTCCATAAGTTCATCAATATCCCTAACAGGCGGCTTCATGCGTCACTCCTTCAAATAAATGTATCTTAT